ATTTTGTACATTACTGGATTCTCCGCGGACGATGTTTTTTCGCCCGAAGAGTCAAGTAAAACTTGACGGAGGTGCTTATGGACATTCAAAGATTGCTCAAAGTATTGAGCGAAATATTGAGCGAAAAGTACGGCGCTGAGATCGTACCGAAAGAAAAATGATCTGCGAAAAATGTATCCACTTTGGAACCTGTTTCGAGCGGAGAGGCCGTTGCACATCTTTCGAAACGGCAAAGATGAGAAGGAAAAGGATTCGGAATGAAATCAAGAGCATATGTAAAGAAGGGAGCTCTTCCAATGGCGCCAGCCCCGACGAGACCGGTGCGATCGGAGATAGTAGACAGCGAAATAGAACGTGACATAGAGCATGGAGTCAGGTTCAAAAAAAATCTTCACTGCTTTTCTCCGGAGCTCATCACTGATGAACAGAGAGCAAGGGCGGTCAAGTCAAGAAACGAAAATCTCGCAAACGCGTGGACCTATGAAGAGATCAGCAAGCTGAAAAAGATGTACAAAAGCGGCATGAGCCGTAAAGAGATCATCGGAAGCTTCCCAAACAGGACGCGGGATGCAGTGGACAGCAAACTTAGAAAAATGATCAGAAGGGAGGAAATATGACGGCATTGGGGTGTGTATTTGTAGCTGCATGGCTGCTGTGCGGATGCACTATCGATACTGCGCTGGACGATCCAAGGAGCGGAGTTGTGTTCCTGGTCGCCCTGGTCGTATGTGTAGTGATCGCGGCCGTGTTTGACAGAAAATATTAATGCCCCAAGGGAGCGGCGACTCCCACAGGGGCAAAGGACGAGGTTTGAAACAAGTGCATTATAGCACAGAAAGGACGATATATGGTGCAAGAAAGAGAACAGAAACTGCTCGATTATCTCTACGGAGTCGGGCAACAGGTTAGTGATTACATGAGGGACAACGGATACAACGATTTTCGTCATAATTCAGTTTCAATCGATGTAAGTACTGATCCGGATGATACCAGGTATGACAAGGTGGCTGTGTGGTACTTCACTGCGAATAAAGGTGAAAAGCTCAGGAGCGTAAAAAAAGTGTTTAGCTTGGTTTCGCAGAAACCTGATTACAAGGAAGTGTAGGTGACGATATGAGAGGCCCTGATCCTATTGAAGACTTCAACCGACATGACGCGGAAGAAGCGGCATATGAGAAGCTCTGCCCGGTCTGTGACATATGCGGGGAACCGATAACGGATGATTACTATTACATGGTTAGCGGCATTGTGTTTCACCTTGGATGCGCAGTACGCCACAGTGTAGATGATTACATAGAACAGGAGAGACAGAAAAGATGGAATTCATAACACAGATTAAGACACCCGCCGTGATTGACGGCAACTTCGCAGAGGTCAAGCGGGGCCTCGAGAATATGATGACCGCATACAGCGAGATCGTAGTCACTGAGGATAACATTCCTGACTGCAAGAAGGATGTGGCTACTCTCCGCAAGATAAAGAAGGCCATTGACGATAAGCGGAAAGAGGTGAAGAAGGAGCATGAGAAGCCCCTCAAGGAATTCGAATCCAAGTGCAAAGAGCTCACAGGGGTCATCGACAAGCAGGTGGATAGGATCAATGGCGCATTGGAAGGATACGAAGTT